TTCAGTGACCTTGCTGTTAGAGCGTTGGATTGAAAAAACTGGTCGTGACTTCTCCACGGATGATGCTGTGTTAGCCAACCGTGATGAATTTATCGAACACCACCACAAAGAAATATATGATGATGTGTTTACCCTGTGTAACCGTCACCATGTAGCTTTGCACGGAGTGTACGGTAAAGCACCACCACTTTCCACTGCCTTGAAGCAAAACCACTGGATAGAAACTCAAAAGGCTAAGACCCTATTACCTCGCGACGAAAAGCCAAAGGTGACAGGAAGTTTTAGCGACTTTTATTGAGGTGAATATGGGCTGGATAAATAATGTTAAGTCCTGGGTAGTGGAAAAAATGAATCCTGCCCAGTACATCATCAGTCGTGAAGAGGGGTTAAATGTAGGCACAGATGCCACAATAACCTACCTTCAGGCATACAACAGATTAGAAACTGTAAACCGCGGCACAAACATGATTGTGAGCGCGTGTAGTAGCTTGGATTATGACGTCAAAGACAGCAAAGCCGATGCAGTTGTGGGTGGTGTACGTCAAAAGAGTTTGGTCAAACTATTGAACTATACACCCAATCCCTACCAAAGTGCGCAAGATTTTCGTACAAACATCTTTACAGATTTTGTTTTAGAAGGCAACATCTTTATTTACTGGGACGGTGCTCATCTTTACCACTTGCCTGCTAGCAACGTAGAGATTGACACAGACCCTAAAACCTACGTAAAGAGCTATACTTATAATAGTGAGGTAAAGTTCAAGCCTGATGAGGTAATCCACATCAAGGAGTTGAGCAGTACTTCTATCTATCGTGGTACTAGTCGTCTAGCCTCGGCCGACCGCAACATCAAGATACTCTACAAGATGCAGACTTTTCAGGAGCAATTCTTTGAGAACGGTGCTGTAATGGGTTTGATCTTGACCAGCGAGAATACATTAAGCCAACAGGCCAAAGAACGAACAATTCAAAACTGGAGAACTCAGTATTCACCCAAGAACGGTGCCAAAAAGCCTATGATATTGGATAGTGGATTGAAGCCTTGGGGCGAGTTTTCCGACTCATTCAAAGACATGGATTTTGATGTGTCGATCAAGACCCATGACACAAAGATCCTAAAAAGTTTGGGTGTTCCACCCATTCTACTCGACGGCGGAAATAACGCAAACATTGCACCCAATCTACGATTGTTTTACTTGGAAACTGTGATCCCTATCGTAAACCGCTATGTTAGTGCAATGGAAAGATTTTTTGGATACGACGTTGAGGCTGTAACTTCGACAGTATCCGCACTGCAGCCCGAATTGAAAGATGTGGCTGCTTACTATACCACTCTGGTTAACGGAGGAGTAATTTCTCCAAATGAAGCCAGAATGGAACTGCGCTATGAAAAGGTTGCTGGTCATGACGACCTTCGCGTACCGGCCAATATCGCCGGCAGTGCAGCCAATCCTAGCGTAGGAGGAGCGCCTAAAAAGCCTCCGCAAAATTGAGGTAAGGAGCCTATGAAAGATAAAGTACTACATTTAAATAGTGCTTTTTCCATCAAAGCTGCAGACAGCGCCGACCAATCCATCTATATCGAAGGGTACGCAAGTACAGTCGATGTAGATCGTCATGGCGACGTTGTACCCACCAGTGTGTGGGAAAAAGGAATGCAGAGTTACCTGAAGAATCCGGTCATTCTGGCCTACCACGATCATAATAATCCGATCGGACGTATGACAGAACACAAGACGGATAGTAAAGGTTTGTGGATAAAAGCAAGAATTTCAACGGCTGCAAAGCAATTCCAACTTATTAAAGATGGAGTTCTTACAGCTTTCTCAATCGGCTTCAGGGTGTTGGATGCTGAGTACAACTCAGCGGCTGAAGTGTTTTTAGTTAAGGAACTGGAATTGGTAGAAATATCTGTCGTTTCAGTGCCTGCAAATCAAAATACTCTTTTTGATCTATCAAAAGCATTTGACAATGCTGAAGAATATAAGCGTTATAAAGAGCAATTTGCACCCCAAAGCCAATCAGCTAAAGGGCTAGAGTCCGCTACGGAAGCAGATCGCAATGTTACAAAGGAATGGAATATGAATCCAGAAGAAATCAAGCAAATGCTTGCCCAAGCTGCTCGTGAAGCCGCCGAACAAGCTACCAAGGCTCTAGAAGCCCGTCAACAAGCCGAAGCTCAAGCCAAGGCACAAGAAGCAGCCCGTCAGGCTGAAATCGACAGTCGTGTTAAGGCTGCCGTTGCTGCTCAGATCGAAGTCGGTCAGAGCGGTGCAGAAAAGCTACTAGCTGAAGTTGAAAAGCGTTTTGAATCTGAGCGTGCCGCCCAGAAGAGCGTTCTAGAAGGTCTAGAAGCTGCTCTAAAGGAAAAGGCCGACGAATTGAAGGCTATCCAAACCAGCAAGATGGCTTTTGGTGACAAGAAGGGTACTGACGCTACCACTTACCAAGAGCGTGAAATGGCTGTGTTACTATCCAAGGTTACTGGCAAGAGCATTACCAATACCAAGTTTGGTAAGGATATCGTTGAGAAGGCCGGTGGTCACCTAGGTGGCGGAAGCAACACAACAGGTCTAATCGAGGCTCCTGCTTCTCTATGGGAAACCGAAGTTTCCACAAACATGGAGAATGAAGTTCGTAGAAGACTAGTAATGGCTCCTCTATTCCGTAACGTTGCTATGCAAACAAACGTTATGAGAATGCCTCTAAATCCAGAAGCTGGCAAGGCCACATGGGTTCAGAACAGTGAATTTGGCCTAGACGCTTCTTCAGGCGCCTCTGCTACTCACACCCTAAAGGAAATCACTCTAAACGCCTACAAGGTAGCTACTCGTGAGTATATGGCTTACGAAGAAGAAGAGGATTCAATCCTTGTTCTACTACCTATCGTTCGCGATGCCATGATTCGCCGTGTTGCTCGTTCAGTTGATGCTGCCATGATTAATGGTCAAGGTACCGCTGCTGACCCAGTTAAGGGCGTAGCAATGTATGACGCCAGCAGCGCTGTAACAGTTGACAGCACAGTTGCCGTAACAGTTGCCAACATGAGAGCCCTACGCAAGGATCTCGGAGCTTGGGGTCTAGATCCTTCAGAATTGGTTTATGTTGTAAACACCGAAGTTTACTACAACCTACTAGACGACACCAACTTCCTAACAGTTGACAAGGTAGGCGATCGCGCTACTCTATTGAGCGGCCAGATCGGTGCTATCGGTAACACACCAGTTATCGTAAGTGGTGAGTTCCCCTCAATCGCTGAAAGCACAGCCGGTGGTCACACAAACGTAGCAGCTATCTGCTTTGCACCTGCTAACTTCATCGTTGGCAACCAGCGTGGTCTACGTGTTGACACACAAGAATTGGTTGAGAAGCAAAGCCGTGTATTAGTGGCTTCACTACGCACAGGTATGACTCAATTGACAACTAACCTAGGCCCTGCAGTAAGCACCCTACGTTACGTTAACGTCTAAAAATTAAAACTGGGGACTGAATAGTCCCCGGTTTTTCCAAAGGGTTGTCTAAATCCTTTGGAAAAACCAAGGAGAGGTCATGGGAATAAGCCTAGTTACTTTGACAGAATATAAAAACTACGTTGGCATTACCAGCCCCAATCAAGACACAAGTATAAGCGCCATCATTCCCAAGGTGAGTGAATTGGTAAAGACCATCTGCCGTCGTACTTTTAAAGACTACTTAGATGATGCAAAAGTTGAGTACTTTGATGGTGGTGATGTATTTAATCCAGCTGAAGCACCTGTGTTACAGATTCAGGGTATTGAAAAGAGCACAGACTACGGCAGTACTTGGACCAGTTTGACAGAGTATAGTGACTGGGTATTCAAGAAGAGTACTCAGCAGGTTGTTCCTGTTAATCCAACACGGTATTTTGAAGACTTGATCAACGGATACAAGATCACGTATACAGCAGGATACGAAACTCTTCCAGAAGACCTGAAACTAGCTGTTTTAGATCTGGTGACGTACTACTTAAAGAACGAGGCAGCTGTACACAGTACAAAAGCTCCTGGCACAAATAGTGTGCAGATCGAATACATATCAACCACAAACATGCCAGCACATATTAAACGGGTGTTGGACTTGTATGTAATGAATTACAACTGATATGAGTAATGGCAATAGAAATGCTGCAAATTTGTTAAAAATAATTATTGGATCAGCAGAAGTACAGCAAAAATTTAAGGAAGACAAGAGGAAAAAAGAAGCCTTCTTGAAAAAATTTGTAAAAGATCTACGAGAAAAAGTAAGAGATCAAATAGATGCAAATTTACCTTTTATGTACTTAGTTGACGCCAATGTAATTGTTAGCAGTATGTTAAACATTTTAAATCCTATAAATAGTATAACTCAAGAAGTGGCATTAGATGAGAATATAGATAATCCAATAGTTCAGTATACTAGTCCTTTTGCAGAATTTGAGCTTAAAAAGACGAAAACAGAAGATGTTTATAGAGGTATTGAACTTTTCAAGTATTTTAAATCAGTAACTTATACTGACCAAAAAACTAACAAAACTACAATATATACTAATCAAGCCACTCTAGATAAAAATTTACCTACAGCATATACATCTGCATATAATAAGTTAGCAGCCAAACAACAATCAATAGTTTCAGATATAGTTACAGATTTATCTGCACAGATAAATTCTAAAATGACTGTAGTTGATATAAAAACTATAATTGATAAAAGCCTGATTAATACCGCAGATTATAAGTTAGTAGGTAATACTCTAAGAACAGAATTTAATGCTAAAGGTGTCAGTTTAGTAATTGACCCACAAACTTTACTTTCTAATTATAATCCTCGAACTCAAGTACTTGTAATAGGACAGAGTTTTGATAGTGTTACAGGTAGAGTAAACGATATAGTTACAGATGTATTAGAAAAAGCTCTTGAAAATACTGGATTAGTGCCGGTAACAAAAGTAGAGAGAGGTAGAAAGGGATTTAAAGCTGGAAATTTTGCTGCTGCAGGACATTCTGGTATAAGTAGTAATACTAAATTAATAGGTATAAATACTCCGCTTTTACAAATGGTGACCCTTTTACTATCATTAAAAGGAAAATCAGCACCTTCTATATACGATAACTTCGTATTACAAACATCTCACAGAAATAATTTGATAGATATAAATCAAAATTATAGACAATTAGGGGATGAACTATTAAGCATTGGTCTCGCAGTAGGTAGGTCACAAGATACAGTATTTAACAGTAAAAATTTAGGTGCTCAAGAAACAACGTTTATTAATAAAGAGTTAGATAAATTTTTAAATAATTCTTATAGAGAACTGAAAAAAGAATTAGAAAGTGCGCTTGAACAGGTAGCAAAAAAGCCAGAAGTACTACAGGTACTTACTGATACTTTTAGAATGTCCCCAACAATAAAAGAACATATTGTTTTAGTAGTAAAAGATACGTTTGATGGTTTCGGCAAATATAAGGGTCCCAAAGGCAAAGCCAAAGCACAGAGCCCAGCAAGAGAAACTACAAAATCTACAGTACAGAGTTCTAAATCTACAGTACAAAAAGCTATTGGTAAAAAACACAATGCAAGCAAGGCACCACTTGTAAAGATACCTACAAAAATTACGAGATCTTTCATAAATCTACCTATGTTGATGATGCAGATTAATGCTAGTCTGCACGATCAGATCAAGGAAAACATGGGCACTGGGGACCGTCGTGACATATTAAATTATCGCACCGGGCGTTTTGCACAATCAGCAAAAGTTGAAAAACTCAGTGAAAGTCGTCAAGGCATGATAACCGCGTTTTACAGTTACATGAAGAACCCTTACGCAACTTTCAGTCGCGGAGGCCAACAAGACAGACCTTACACAAGAGATCCAAAACTCTTGATTTCCAAAAGTATTCGCGAACTTGCAGGAACCCAAGTGGCCAACCGTATGAGGGCAGTATTAGTATGAGTAAACGAACCAGTATTGTAAAAGCCTTGGCCGACAAGTTCAAAGAAATAAATGGTAGTTCACCCTATAGTACAGATTTGTACAACAACAGTTTTAATAAACTGAAGTTTTGGGATGAAGTACAAGATTTTCCATGTGTGTATGTTACACCAGGGACTGAAATGAGAGAATATCTTCCAAGTGACTTTACATGGGGTTACTTGGGAGTATGTGTCAAGGTGTACTGTAAGGGCGATGAAGCCCAAGCTCAGTTAGAGTCCTTGCTACAAGACTTGGAGACTTGTATTGATAGTAACAGAGTACTCCAGTACGATTCAAGTGGTAATGAAACCACAGAAATTTTAATAACCAGCATCACAACCGATGAAGGATTATTAGATCCCTACGCAGTGGGGGAAATAAATCTACAGGTCAGATATCAGGTCATGTAGAATCAGTGATCAACACATAATCCACAGATAAAGGTCTAGTGAAACTGTGTTGATTACACAGCCTTAAAGGAAATAATTATGGCATTTAATCTCTTAAGAAATACGCGTGCATTTTTCACAACAAATGTAGACGCGAATACCGGAATCGTAAATGACGGTGGTTTTACCTCCAGCAATACTTTCGAAATCCAGGTTTTAGATGGTTTAAGTTTTTCACAAAACACAACTGCTGAAACTATCACAATTAACGAAGCAGGCACTGCTCCTGTTCGTGGCCAACGTTCTTTTAACTCAGCACTTGACCCAGTAGAGTTCAGTTTCTCTACTTACATGAGACCAGCTAAGCCCTCCACAAATGTGGTTTGCGAAGAGCAGTACTTGTGGAATGCTTTAGCTGCTGGTAAGAGTGCTACCGCTGCTATCGGTAGTGGTGGAGCCGCTTGGACAGCCGGTACAACCTCTGTTCTTAGCTTTACAAACTCACAAGCTCACCAATTACAAACATTTGGTATGTTGTTCTTCATGGATGGAGCTTGTTTCGTAATTGACAATTGTGCACTAGATCAAGCCACAATCGATTTCGGTCTTGATGCTTTAGCAACAATTGCTTGGACCGGTCGCGGTACAAAGCTACGTCAAATTCAAGGTGCAGCTATTGATGGCAGTGGTGTAATCAGTGGTAATGATCTAGATGGTACAACTAATACTGGAGCTACTCTAAAGAATCCCACAGCTAACTATATTGCCAACAAGTTAAGCACTCTGACTTTGACAGCCGGAGTTAACGGTGGTGGAGCCGCTTACAGCATTCCTATCACTGGTGGAAGTATTACTATTGCTAACAATATCACATATCTAACACCAGCTAACTTGGGTGTTGTTAATCAGCCAGTTACCTACTTTACAGGTACACGTGCTATTAGTGGAAACGTAACAGCATACTTGAAGACTGGTGGATCAAACGATACTAGTGATCTAATTGATGCATTAATCACATCTTCTACAACAGATGTGTCACCTGCTTACAAGTTTGACTTTGCAATTGGTGGAGCCAGTAACTCAACAAAGGTAGTGTTGTTAGTACCTGCGGCTATGTTACAAATTCCTACAATTTCTACAGAGCAGATTGTTTCAACAACAATCAACTTTACTGCTCACGGATGGAATGATGGAGTAACTGATACATACGATCTAAGTGCTGCTAACGAAGCAACTATTACTTACCACTCAGCTTAATTTTCCAAGTAGCCGGGCAACTCTGCCCGGCTACTGACTAACAATAAGGATTTTTCATGACAGAAAACGCAAGCAGCTCACAAGTAAATTTATCACTTAAGAGCCTTTTAGTACCCAGTAAGACAGTCGAGGTAGATTATCCTGGATTTAGCGGATTTAAAGTTAAACTGAGCTTCCTAAGCCGCGAGACCCTTGTCTCGATCCGAAAGAAGGCAACTAAAATGACGTTTAAAAATCGTCAACCAGTTGAAGAGCTCAATGATGACCTATTCCTACAGCTATACGTACAAGCCTCTGTAAAGGGCTGGACAGGATTTAAATTGGCCTATCTAGAACAACTGGCCCCAGTAGACCTGGAGGGTCAAGACCTTGAAAATGAACTGGCCTACTCAGAAGAAAATGCGCTTTTCTTGATGAAAAACAGCAGTAACTTTGATGCTTGGGTGAGTGAACAAGTAACTGAATTGGGAAACTTTCAGAGCAGCAACGACAAGAAGTAAATCTTTCGATTGAGTCCTACTTCCAAAACGGTGAAGTAGGAATGACGAAAGAACAGTACTTTGATATGTGTGAACAACTAGGCACTGAGCCTGTTGACGACCAGATTCCAATCGAATATGAAGACCTGTTATTTGAAGTTCAAGAAGCATTAAAAATATACAATGTACTCCAAGACAACTGGGACTACATGAATGGCAACTATATAGGAAAAAACCTAAATGGTTTCAAGGACATACTTGAAATATTTGATGTGCCACCAGAGGACTACAGAAGTATATACGAATTGATTATACACATAGATCGTATAAGACAAAGAATTATTTACAGTAAAAAACAAAGTACGCAAAAGCCCGCTAAATAGCGGGCTTTTTTATTGCATACAAAAAATAAGGGCTTGACACCACACCCCCATAGTGGTATAATTTGTAGGTCAAAGTGTCAACACACTAAATTTTTATAGCTGCCAGGAGCAACTATGGCGAATAATACAAGTACATTTGTCCTGAGACTAACAACTCAGGGTTTACAACAAGCACAACAACAAACGCAGGCTATCAGAGACAATCTTGAAGCTGCGGCCGCTGCCGCACGTCAGATACCTGGTGGAACTGCAGGTAGCAGAAGAGTAGCTCAAAGTGCAGCTCAGCCTGCAAGCGGAGCCATGGCATCTGGAACTGGTTCCGCTCAACAGAGCTATAGTAACACTCGTGGTGTAATCGGAACAGGTGCCAGTGCTCGCGACTTTGCTCGTCAGGCTGAGGGATTGAGTGGGTTGGTAAGAATTTACGCCACTCTTGCAGCAAACATTTATGCAGCTACCGCTGCATTTAATGCCCTAAGTGAAGCAGCAAATATTAGCAACTTGATAAAAGGCTTAGATCAGCTAAGTGCTAGTAGTGGTAAAAATCTAACCAAAGTTGCAAAAGATTTAGTAACTATTACAGATGGTTCCATTAGTCTACAAGAAGCAATTAAAGTAGTAGCAAAAGCTAGCACCGCAGAGATTAGTACTGATAATATAAGAAAACTTGGAGAAATAGCACAAAAAGCTTCCCAGACCTTAGGTATTGATGTGAGTACTGCGTTAGACAGACTTACACGCGGTGTCACCAAATTAGAGCCTGAATTACTGGACGAATTGGGCTTGTTTACAAAAATCGGACCTGCAACCGAGGCGTATGCTCGCCAGATTGGCAAGAGCAGTGCCGCATTAACAGACTTAGAAAGACGTCAAGCTTTTGCTAATGCAGTGATAAAAGAAGGTTTTGATAAGTATAACGATATTGCGACTGATGCCAATCCGTTTTCAAGACTTGCAGCAAAATTGAAAGAATTGAGTTTAGTTGCTACTACATTTATTAATAAAGGCATAATCCCAATAGTCGAACTATTGAGTTCTAGTCCTGTTGCGTTAGCAGGAGTATTGGCACTTATTGGAAAATCATTGCTTGGTTTCACAATACCTGCTGTAGCTACTTGGAGAAACGGCATGAAAGCCGCAGCCGATCAAGCCAATGAATTAGCACAACAAGCAGTTGAAAATAGACGTCAAAATAGAGCTTGGAGAGATTCTATTGTTGGACTCCAAGTTGCTGAAGACTCAGCACGAGCCAAACAAGAAGCAAGATTAAAAATAACAGAATTACAAACTAAAGCCGCTGATCAGGCCAACAGAGTCAGCGCAGAAACAAGAAGACTTGCAGCAACTTTAACACCAGATGCTGCTATATCAAGTGATACAGGCCGACAAGCATACCAAAAACAAATAGATGACCTAGAAAAAAGAAAACAAAAACTAGAAACTGAACTATCTACCATGCAGCGTCAAACTGGAGTACAGGCCGCTGCAAAAAGAGCAGAAGTACAAGATATTAATGCTACTACTGCCGCAATGCGAGAAAGACTAAGAACTGAAGTAGAATTTAATAGAATTATTAACGAACCAAGACCTAGTCGTTGGAGCAGAGAAGCTGAAGATGAAACAAGAGCAAGACAAAGAATATTAGATGCCCAAAAGAAAAATATTGTAAGTAATGCCCTAGAACGTCAATCTATAGATGGTACCATTGCAGGATTCCGAGCTTTGCGGGAGGGTATAAGAAATGCTCAGCAAGGACTTGATACTGCTGGACAGGCATATACAGATGGTACACAAAAACTAGGTGCATTTAGAGGTGCATTGTTAACAGTAAGTGGCGCTGCACAATTAGCAGGCGAAGCAATCTCAAGACTTGCTAATTTTATCAATAAAGCTTTAATATACATTGCTATCTTTACAGCCGTATTTCAAGGTCTTGATATGTGGTTGTCTAAAAGCAAAAAGCAAGAAGAAGCTTTTAAAGACTCCACCGATAAATTAACTGGTTCTATAAAAGTAGCTGGTGATGCACTAGATGAGATCGCCAAAAAGAAGTTCCTAGACTCCAAAGGCATACAGGCCACTGCCAATGCCCTAAACGAATTAACTGATGGACTGCGCAAGCAAATAAAGACATTTGTGGACTTGAGAACTGCTCAAAGTGGTTGGGATCGTTGGTGGGATGATCGTTGGGCCAGTATTGGTAGAGGGTCAGAAGACAAACTGGCAGCTAATATAACAGATACTATATTGGCTTCACTGAGTTTGGTAGAAGCAGAAAATCGTGACAAAGTACAAAAGCAGTACGAAAATATACTGGGATTTAAGTTCATTGATAGAGCAACACTGTTAAGTGGCGTCAAAAATCTCACTAAGGATGGTGTTGCAGAAGTACTACAGCTAGTTCCAGCTTTTGAAGCAGTCGGAAAGCAAGCAGCCGCTTCTGCTAGCAACATAACTCTATTAGATAATGGATTGGGGGAAATCTCCAAGCAGATAAATGACCTAAACAATAGCTTAAAGCTAACAGATATACAGGGTAAATTAGGAACTGCACTATTAGCCGAATCCGAAAGAATGGCTAAAGCTTTTGAAAGTCCTAAAACTGCAATACTTGCTCTGCAGAAGGTAGTAAACGACTTTAATTTATTAAGCCTGTTCCCACAGCAACAAGAAAAAAATCTCGAGAACCAAGAAAAAGATCTAATTAAAAATCGTACTGAAGTAGAAAGATTGAGTAAAGCATATCAAGAAGCTGAATCAAAAGTAAAACAACTACAAACTCGATTTGAAACTGCTGGCGAAGCAGACAAGGGAGTAGTGGCTCAACAATTAAAAATTGCACAAGAAAATTTTAAAGCTATAAGAGCAGAAACTGATACTTTTGTTAAAAAGTTTGAAAGCACTATAAAGAGTGGCATCATTGAACAGGCTTTTAAAAGGGTAGAAGTATCATTGAAGAGTGCTATTCAAGAAGCAGGAATAATACTTAAAAAGAGCCAAATATCTGCTATGCAATCAATAGGTGCTGCAACTGCAGCCGAGGAAACTCGTCTAAAGGTACAAGAACTTGAGATTCAAAAGACCCTAATACAGGCCAACTATGAGAATGCTAACCAAATCATGCAGTTGAGGCTAATTGCCGAACAACAACTGCAAATTGATAGAATAAAGTTAGCAGAAGACATAAAAGAAAATGCAGCCAGTCAACAAAAGAGTCAAGAAACAGCAAAAACGCAAGCGCAAGAATTTTTAAAATTAGTTAAAGAAGCCCCGGCAGCAGCTAAAAAATCAGCGGCTGGTGTGCCAGGAATAGTAGATTCAGGTATGTCTGCACCTAGAGCTCCAAAAGGTGCAATACCCATAGAAGGTGCACAAGGTTTATTTTACGATAAAGCAAAATTTGATAGACTGGTAGCAGAAGCTCAACAAACAGTTGAAAGAAGCGTTCAAACTACCGAACAAATAATAGAAGAACAAAATGGTATTATTAGAGATTCCTATAAGGCTCTGTTTGATTCTACAAAAGCATCTAAAGATTTCTTCATAAAAGGCAAGTTAAATTTTAATGCAGTTGGAGAAGCAGCCAAACAAACAGGGACTTTTAGCTCACAAGTAGCCAAAGAGTTATTAATACAGAGCAAAGGATTGCAAGCTGCTTTAGTAAAATTAGATGCACAAATTGCAGGTACCAAATTAGAAGGTGGCGTAAAGGAAATAACTGAAAAAGCAGCCAAAAAATCAGAAGGTGAACAAAGAAAAGCAGCCGGAATAGAAGTAAGTATAGCAGAAGTATCTGCTCAAGAATCTTTGATTGGTATTTACAGTGAGCAATTATCACTGTCCAAACAAAAACTAGAACAAGATCTACTGTCTGCTCAGGCAAAACAAGATGACTTAAAATTAGCAGGTGCAGTTGAAGCTGCTCAATATGTTATCAATAAATTAACAGAGACAGAAGGCAAAAACAGTGAAAAAGTAAAAGAGTCACAAAAAGCACTGAAAGCACTAGAAGAAGAAAGAGCAAATAATC